CGCAGGCAGGCACGCGCCCGGAGGTAAACACCATCGGCGCGATTGCCAACACCAGCGCACAGACTGGAACCGACGGCAAGGCTACGGCCTTTTCGTACTCGCCATGCACGGACGAGAACCTGTGCGGAAGCGATGAAATCTAACGGAGAGGAGGAAAACCATGCTGACGAATAGCGCCCTCAATTCGCTGCGCAATCATTTGAAAAACAATATTGCGTATGCACGATACAAAGTCGGCAGCACCTACTACCAGGCGGAAATCCAGACCGCCGAGGTGCTTGCTGATGGCCGTATCGCAGTAACCTTCATCATCGACCACACCGTAGCGGGCAACATCACCGTGACGGAAGTACAGCTTTTCGACCACAACGGTACGCTGTGGGCAAGCAAGGCCGAGAGCATCACGCGGAAGGATGCGCAGGAAGGTATTCTGTACCGTTTCCGCTTTACCATCATCGAAGAATGAGGAGGAATGACCCGTGGCCTTTAACCGCACCAAATGGCAGGATCACGTCGTCGAGCGCCCGAGGACTTTTACCGAAGTCACCAACGCCGACGGCAGCGTGACCCACACCCCTGCTCCTGGCGAAGTGCTGCAGCAGGGTACGCCTCAGAGCGCGACCAACTTCAACAACATTGAGGATGCCTTGCAGCATCTTTCGGTCGCGTTCGACATGTATTTCACCATCACGCAGGCCCAGCTCCGGGCGCAGGCTGACCGCATCGAGGAGCTTGAGGCGTCCACTGCGGCCCTGACCACCTGATAAGGAGGACGCACCATGAGCGATGAAATCAAGATGACCCCCGAAACCGGCATGACCGACGAGGAGATTGCCGAGCTGGAAAAGCAGCGCGAGGCCGCCAGGGAGGCCCGCCTTGCTCCTTTCAAGGCCCTGCGCCAGCGCATGGACGCCGGACTGCGCTATGCCGTCGCCAATGACGGCGTGACCGACGAGGAGTTGCTGACCATGAGCGCAGCGACGCCGGAATGGAAACCCGGCATGACCCTTGCGGTCGGCGATACCGTGATGCACGGCGGCAGCATGTTCGTCGTCATTCAGGCACACACCACGCAGGCCGGATGGGAACCTGGCACGGCTACCCAGTCCCTTTTCCGCCGCGTGCAGCAGGAGGGCAGCACTGAATGGCAGCCCGATACCGACTACGCCACGGGTGCGGAATGCACCTATGAGGGCAGCACCTACACCTGTTTGCAGGGCCATACCTCGCAGGCTGGATGGGAACCACCGAACGTTCCTTCCCTGTGGAAACTCAAGACCGAATAAGGAGGATAATGCAGCATGAACAATTCCCCTCTGGAACAGCTTGCGCGTCAGTATGGCAACGTAGTGCAGTATGACGCGAAAGGAAATCCGAGTATTTTCTGCAAATTCCCGAAGATGAAAAGCTCCGATCTGGACGCTTCCCTGCCGGATCACATCCACCCCGCTTTCGTCATCAACAATGTTGAGGAGGACGCTATCCTGATCGGCAAGTACATGTCCTCCGAGCTGGAGGGCAACGGTACTCAGTATTCCCTCCCCAACATGCCCCCGCGCGTTTCCATGCACCATGACACGTTCTTGCAGAAGATGCGTGCCTTTGGCAACGGCGCATCCGGCATCACCATTGCCGACCACGGCTTTATGCTGCTGCTGGCCCACAAGAACCAGTGGGAGCCGCACGGCAATAATAACTGGGGCTGCGACTACCGCGACGCTTCCCCCTGGGAGCTGGCGAAGGCTTACACGGTCGGCACGATCCGCTCTTTCCGTGGCTGGACTTACAACTGCATCAAGGCCCATACCTCCTCTGCGGAGCTGTTGCCCAGCGAAAGCCCCCTGTATTGGCAGAAGCAGAAACATGTAGGCGGCACGCCTGCGGCGGAAAGCCAGTACAACGCCGATAGCCAGTATCGCGGCTACAACACCCTGACCGGCAGCGGCCCCATTGACTGGTATCTGGGCAGCGATCCCGGCAACCTGTGTGACATCCAGGGCAATGCCTTTGAACAGGTTTACGGCTTCCGTCTGGTCAACTGCGAAATCCAGATTCTCGGCGACAACAACAACGCTGCCGACGCGACCGCCGACTGTTCCGCCAACGGTGCGTGGAAAGCGATCCTGCCCAACAGGGCCGACAACGGCTATACGCTGGTTGCTCCCGGCACTCCCGGCACGCTTCACTACACCTGGCAGAATAGCAAGATCACCATTGACACCGTGGAGCCTACCTTCGATGGCGAATATCGCGGCACTACCTTCGCGTCCATGGGCGTGAACACGACCAATATTCCCTACATGCCCTCCATCATGTATGAGCTGGGCTTGGCTCCCATTCCTGGTACGACTGTTCAGGGATATTTCTATGTTCACATGACGCAGGACGAGCGCGTGGCGCGGCGCGGCGGCCCCTACTACCGCACGTCCTTCGCGGGCATGGCTTTTCTGAGTTGCAACTCCCCGCGTTCCTACGCCTCCGCGAACTATGGCGGTCGCCCGCGCTCCCGTTTGAATCCCTGATCCCTGAAATCTGAACTCTGTGGGGTGCGCGATAGCGCATCCCCCTTTCTGATGCTATGAGCAATTTTAATGATGACGCCCTGCTGAATGGGCAATTTGCCCTGCAAAAGATCGACGATCTACTGAACCGGGTGGATGGTGTGGTGAACAGATGGCCGCGCCTGTACAAAAATTCCTACGGCGAGAGGCTTTATAAGCTGCTGGCCGACATGGAAGAACTGCGCATTACTGCGGCGAAGAAGTACCACAAGAAAACTACCCTGCAAGAGCTGGACATCAAGAATGCCCAGGTGCGCATCCATATCCGCAGGATTGCCAAGACGACCTTCACGGATAAGCGAGGCGAGAAGCGCGGCCTGATTACTCCGGGCCAGCATGAGGAATGGGTGCTTCTGAACATCGAGATCGGCAGGATCATCGGCGGATGGCTCAAGCAGCAGGCAGAGCGGAAAGAAGATGCCAAGGCATAACGCCTTTGCATAGAGGGAATGCGCCGAGAATTGGCGGCCATTACTGCCACGGCCTTTTGTGAGCGCGTGGCGCGGCGCGGCGGCAACTACAACAACACGTCCAACGCGGGCATGGCTTATCTGAATTGCAACAACCCGCGTTCCAACGCCAACGCGAACTATGGCGGTCGCCCGCGCTCCCGATCACAGCGAGTGACCGGCACGTTACGAACGACCGGCAGCACAGAAACGGGAGGGGTGCATTTCCGTCCGGGAGGGTTTTCGTAATCGCTACGCGGGCGTGCGCGTTATAACGCGCATACATGCGTGATACGCGATAATATATCCCGGAAACAACACTCGTAACCTGCACCTATTGAGGAAACATGCAGATTACGAATCCCCATGAAGCGCCCGGAGGGGCGTAAGGCTATGGCTGCTGGCAGCTTATCCCTTAGACGGGCTTGCCTGCGGGAGAGAAAAACAGCCTACGCCGAGCGGAAACGCCACGCATGGTCGAAACGGAGGCGTGTCTTTGGAGAAGCTGCAACATCTGAAAGAACGCATCTGTTCCTTTGAGAACCTATATGCCGCATACGAGGACGCCGCGAAGGAAAAGCACTACCGCGAGGACGTGCTGGCATTCACCTTCAACCTTGAGGAGAACCTTTTCGATCTGCAAAAGGATCTGTTGGACGGCACATACACCGTCGGCCCGTACCGGGAGTTCTACGTCAAGTACCCCAAACCGCGCCTTATCATGGCGCTGGGGTTCCGGGATCGAGTGGTGCAATGGGCCATCTATCGTCAGCTCAACCCATACGCCGACAAGCGTTTTATTCAGCACAGCTACGGATGCAGGAAGAACAAAGGCACGCTCCCTGCGGCCCGCTGCCTGCTGAACTGGGTGCAGCTTATCAGCCGAAAGCCCGACGCAAGGGATTGGGTGCTGATAAAGTGCGACGTATCGAAGTATTTCTACCGCGTGGATCACAAAATCGCCCTGGATGTCTACCGGGACTACACGGACGACGAGTGGTTTCTGCGGCTGATGTCGGTGATCCTCAATAACCCGGACGTTCCTTTTGGACTGCCGCCGGGAGCCAGCGCGAACGACTGCCCGAAGGAGAAGCGGCTGTATGATGTGGGTATGCCGATTGGCAACCTGACCAGCCAGGAAACGGCAAACATCTATCTGAACCGGCTTGACCAGTATTGCAAGCACATACTCGGCCTGCATTACTATGTTCGGTACATGGATGATTTCTGCATCCTGGTCAAAGGACGAGAAGAAGCACGACGGATTATGGCGCAGATTGATGTCTTTCTCAGGGACGAGCTGCACCTTGATCTTAGCCCAAAGAGCCAGATTGTCCCCGCTACACAGGGATGCGAATTTGTGGGTTATCGCGTAACGCCTCATGGACTGAGGCTGCGCAAGAAAACCATCCGCCATATCAAGAGCTGCCTCAAGCATATTTCGGAGCTTTACGCGGCCAACGCCATCAGCTATGACAGCGCAATGCAATCCTTGCAAAGCTACATGGGCATGACGGTCAACTGCAATGCCCATAGCGTGCGGCTGTGGATCGAGCGGAATATAGCTTTTCAGCGAAAGGAGGCGGCATAATGCTGCCGGATGCAAAAGAGCCGCCTGCAAAAGGGCGGCGTTTTTACGCCATCGACGAGAAGGACGACGGCACGGTAGATGTTTACCTGATGCCGGACGTTACCATTTACCCCACGGAGGATGGATTCAGGGAATATGACATAAGCGTGCGGATTGTGCGCGGCGTGGTTCCTTGGGACGGCTTGGAGGAAGATATACGCGCCCGGTTCCGGGCGTGGTGCGAGAGCGGAGAGGTGATAGACCTATGAAGATCAACATCCTGCATCTGCTGTGGATCGTCCCGCTCTGCGCAATGATCGGCTTCATGGCTGCCGCCATCATCTGCACAGGCAGCGACCGAGAAAGGCGGTGACAACCAATGATTATCCGCGTGAAGGTATCGCGGGCGGAGAATCTTAGCTACTTCGGCTGCGTTGCTGGCGATATTGTGAACATCGAGATTGAGGAGTATGTCGCCGGTGTGGTTGCATCGGAGATCGGCAACTCCCATATCGAGGCTTGCAAAGCGCAGGCTATCGCGGCCAGAACATTCGCCATGAACTATGTCGGCGATGATAAGTACATCACCGACCAGAGCAGCACCCATCAGGCTTTCCGCGCTTCGCGCTGGGATGCTTCGCAATATCCCAATGCCAACGAGGCGGCGACCCTTACCGCCGGTATGGTGCTTACCTACGACGGGAAACCCCTCAAGACTTGCAGCTATTCTTCATCCAATGGCGGGCGCACAACCAGCAGCGAGGAGCGCTGGGGCGGCTACAGGCCCTATCTGATCGCCCAGGACGACCCGTGGGACGCTGCGGCCTGTGCAGAGCGCACAGCAGCCGGGAAAAGCATTACCAAGGGCCACGGTGTAGGCATGAGCCAGTATGGCGCGGCGTGGGCTGCCAATCACGGAATCGGGTATCGTGAGATACTCGGTTTTTATTATGTCGGCGCGAAGATCGCGGCGAACTATGGAAAGGATGATGAATCGGAAATGGCAGAGAACACCAGCACGACCGAAACGAAACCGGGTTCCTCCTTGGCGGCGGCATGGGCCGCAGATGACAAGGCGAGAGCTGAGTTTGAAGAAGCGCAAAAGCAGAACGCCCGGATCAAAGAGCCGTTCACCAACGAACACTTTGTAGCGTTCCTGAAGGAAATGGTTGGCCGCCCGTACTGGTACGGCACTTGCGTTTACAAATGCACCAACAGCCTGCGCACCCGCAAGGCGAAGCAGTACCCCAGCCACTACAAGGACAACCGAACCGCCACCTACAACAAGCACATT